AGATTACTAACAAATTGTTGACTTTGTTGACCACCACCCAAATTTATATTCTTTTCATTTAATTTATCTATAGCCTTTTGATATTGATCTAAAGTTCTTAAACTTTTTGCTATATTATCACTATAAGTAGTTCCTGTCTTTTCAAAACTCATAGTTCTTTTTATTACATTTTCTAAATCTCGTGTTGCTGTTTTCAACTTATATGTTTCTGCAACAGCACGATTCATTCCATCAGTATATGTAATAGTAGCTTTTTGAATATTGCCATTACCATCTGTATCAAATTTTACTTTTGCAGTTGTTTTATTTAATTGCTCAATTTTCTTCTTTTCTTCATCTAAAAAACTCAATGCTTTATTTTGATTTTTTAAATCACTGTCATCTACTAATTTTAGTTTTAATTTTTCTATGTATTTGCCTTTTTCATTTATTTCATTAAGTGATTTCCCAATCTCATAATTTTTAGTTATAACATTTCCAGCTTTATCTTCATACTGAGCTAAAGCACCTATTATCTTTCCATAATCATCTTTTATAGAATTAACATTTACATTAGACCCTATACTTTTCAAATTATTTTTTATTTTATCTATTTGTTGTTCAAATTGTTTATTTACATCATCAAAAGTCTTTATAAATGTTTGACTAGACTGTTTACTAGCTTTAATAATTTCCTGTTGTAGCTTGTTTACTTCTTGTTGCATTTTATCTAAAGACATTCCGTCTGAAAAATCTAATTTTATTTTACTATTTTCTCCCACTTTCTTTAATAAGTTTTGAGCTTTTGCATTTAACGAATCAAAACTTTCGAAAGTAAACGAAGTATGTATGCCTAGACCCATTAAAAAATTCCTCCTTTCATATTTTGTTTACTTTAATTACCTTTACATAATATTTTTTATGTAGATATATTAAGCAAAAATAAAAAGACATTATGAAAATGCCTTTAGTTAATTAATTTTATGCAAATAAAAGAACTCTTAAATAATTTAATATTTAAGAGTTCTCAATTTCCTTCTTGTATTTGCCTTAATATTTCTTCGGCTGTATCTAAATTCAACACCATAATGCTACAGCCCTCTGAATACCATTCTTCTATATGATTTTGAACTTTTTCATCAGCCATCTTAAAACCTACTTTTTTGTAGAAATTAATAGCGTTTTTATCTTCTTTTTCAACAAACACCATAATGGCTTTTGCTGCTACTAAATCCCTTACGTGCAAAATTTTAGGTAACATGTATCCAAGAAATATTACTGTACCATAGCCTTTACATTGATACTCTGAATCTACTGCAAGTCTAGCTAATTCAACCATAGGTATACACTCTTTACCATTAGTATCTTCAACCTGAACAGCATTACATTTTAATGTATAAAAAGCAATAACTTTATTATCCATTTTTATTATATAAGTCATACCTTGAGAGCTATTATGATATTTTATTGCATGACATTTTAAAAATATTTCTAATGATTCATTTTCACCACATACAAAATCACTAATTTCTTTAAAGTGTTTATCCTCATCTAGTTTTTCTTCACAAAAATTCATATTAGCTATCTCTTTCGTCACAAGTTAGTTTTTTAAATAATTCTAATCCTTTTTTTGCTACAGTTGGTTTTAAATTAGCAGATTCTATGTCTTTTTTAAATAATTGAGTAGCTTCTTTATCTAAACAAGATAAATATGCTTTAGATACTGCCATATGTCCTTCCCCCTTATTTTTAACTATTTTAGCTGTATACACCCTTGGCTTCTCACAGCCTGTCCATCTCTTTATATTCATAATTTTACCACTCCCAGTACAAAATATCAATATTTTACAAAATATTCTTTAAGAAAAATATAATATTTAATAAATATGCTTATAATCTATTTCGTTTATATATATTAAATAATTAGCATATTTATATATTACCATAAATTGGTATAACATTGATGGTAATTCGTACCAAAAATATAGACAAGATGGTTATTAAAAGTTATGAATTATATATTAAAGTACAAAGTTTTATTGAAAATTTTAGCGAAACAAAAAGCTCATAACTTTGATTTTTTTAGTACCATTTAATACTTCTTCACTCCATTTAAAAGGTACAACATCTTTTAATGCCTCTTTTGATGATATGGTAGTTATATTTTTTATTGCTAGTTTGTTTAAATTCAAAGACCTTTTCATAACACTTATACCCCCAACAAAATATTTATAATAAAGCCTTTATAAGTTATATATCTTTAGTTTATCTATTATATTTTCTATACTTTTCAATAAGTTCTTCTTCATACCAATCTGCAAAGCAATCACTTTTCTCATCTTTATCTAGTGTATCTGATGGAGTTAACTTTATTGTGTCTACAACTACTCGCATTTATTTCTTACCTCATCTAAAATTTTTTTTGAGATATCTTCAACCTGCTTTGAATTTAATCCTTTTCTTCTTATAGCATTAGTGAATATATCTGCAATAATGTCCCATTCACACTTTTCTTCTTCATCTTCTGAAATTATAACTTGCCCCATTTCATTTCTTTTAGTATTTTTTTTAGCAATTATAGTAGCTTTATATAGATTATTATCTAGTTCTTTTTGTAATTCAGATAATCTGTCACTCATAGATTACACCTCTTTTTCTGATTCTTCTGCCCATTTATCCCATAATTGTTGAGATTCTTTTAATGATTTTAATTTTTTCTTACCTTTATTAAAATCCTGTATTTCTTGAAAACTTATTTCTATAGACTTTAATATACTATTAGGTTTTTTAATTATTTTTTTAATAATAAACTCCTCCTAATAATCTTATTTAATCTTCTTCTTTATATTTTCCTCTCATTTCGTTAAATATCTTGTCTTCTTCTGGAGTAGATTCATAATTTCTATCATAATAATCATAGACTTCTTTTCTCTTTTTTGAATCAAGAATCATATCTAGTAAAGAATAAGATTTTAAAAGTTCCTTACTTCTAGCTAATTTTGCTTCTACATCTATATCCTCAATTTCTATTTTATCATTATACTCTTCCTCAAAAAACATATCTAAGTATCCATCATCATCATATAGTAAATCTGCTTTTGCTTCCATTATTTCTTCCTTTGTTAAGGTTTCTTTTTTATAATCAAAAATATTAATAACTTTACCCATAACTATCACTCCACTTTTACGAATCAGCTAACTTCTTTAACGCTTTAGCATATTTTCTATTACACTTTTTGATTGATAAAATTACATCTTTAGTATTTGCCACTGTATAGTTTTGTGATGTCTTTTTTTCTTTAAGCTTATTTTTATTATCATTCCACCTTTTGACATTCATAATTTTTCTCCTATACTTTTGAAATTATTTTTTAGATGGTTTTTTATATAAATTAGCAACTCTTTTACATTCATCTAAGTATTCTTTAGTTAGTCCTGGTTTTTCTAACTTTTTAACTATACTATTGAAATCATCTTTGGATACTGTAAATTCAAATATATTATTACTTCTATTAATTTTTGTCATGATCTTATCCCCTTTATTATATATCTTCATATTCTTTAAAATAATCATATAAAGATTTTTCATTTATTAATTTTACGAATCTTAAAAATACTTCTCTTCCTTCTGCATATTCTTCTTGAGAAAGAGTGTTCTTAGTTATTTTTGTATTTAAAAAGGAGTGTTCATTTTTATTTTTCTCTCTTATAGCATTTAATGTTATCATCCTAACTCTTTCTCCTTCCTTTTGTTCCATAATATAATCCTTTTACAATTACTATTGTTAACAATATTACACTTCTAACACAATTATGTTATCTACATATTCCAATTCAATATCTCCCAAATCATCATTCCAACTAAGCAAGCCTGATTTAGAAATTCCTAATACACAATTATCCATATAATCTTCTCCGTCATCTGCGTTAATGCAAGCTTGTCCTGTTATGAAGATATTATAGTCATTTTCCTCTACTGTGAAATTTTCCATAGCTAATGCAATATTTTCTTTTTCTATGTATGTACCCAATAGATTAATTGATTTTAGTTTTTCAACTAACCTCTGAATTATTTCTTCGTTTTCTTTTTGATAATTCTTAGTATTATTGATTATTTCTTGTTTCCACTCTATATTATTAATAGCATTTGTTTTATTTAACATATCGACAACTCCCTATTATAATATTTGCAAGGCTTGGATTAATTGGTTGTTTTTACCTTGCAAATATTATAATACTACCCTTTATCTTGTGTGTCAATACTTTTATTAATATATTTTTCCGTCACTCTTTTATTAATTTAAAAATATCATCTGTACTTGTCTCTAAAACTTCTGATATTTTTAAAGCAACTTCTAAACTTGTATTGTACTTACCATTTATAATATTACTAAGAGTTTTTGAATTAATTCCCACTTGTTCTGCTAACCATACTTGTTTGATTCCTCTATCTTTCAATATTTCTTTTAGATTGTTTTTTACAGTCATATGCTTAAAAACCTCCATATAGTTTTATCTGAAACTATTATAACATATATGTTTTCAAATATTATTTTTATATAAAAACCTCTAACATATAAAAATTAGAGGTTTGAATTTAATATATATAAAGTTATTTTATTACTATATCATTACTTTCTATCGTTCTATTGCCTTCCTCTCCTTCGATTGTAACTGTACAATGCCAATTCCAACGAATATTAGCTCCAGAACTATTTTCAGCATCAACATATCCAGATACTTGATATTTGCCTCCTCCTAAATCTTGAACTAGACTTTCATCAAATTCTTGAAACTTTGCAGTTGATGAAGTTCTTATTTTATCTTCTACCATTTCTGTTGTGTTTTTATAAACACCAAATTTTTCAGCTCTAGCTTTATCCTCTTCTGATTCACTACACCCAACAAACAATCCCAAACATAAAATAAAACTTAAACATAGCAAGACCAATTTAAAAAACTTTTTCTTTTTCATTGTAATACCTCCAAGTATATATATAATTCCATATATAATTTTATTAATATATGTATATTTTATAACAAATTGATAATATTGCCAACCTCGAAAAAGTTCTTTATGTTTTATAATTGTCAAATATTATTTTGCAAAGACAAATAAAAACTCCTAACTTTTATTTGTTAAGAGTTTAATCATCATAACATTTATTAATTAAATCTATAATTTCTTTCTTATTTAATATTCTATTATCATCTTTTTTATAATAAATAGTTAACAGAAAAATTGTTTTTTCATCCTTTATGACATAGTATATTATTCTATATCCATTTGCCTTTCCCACTTTAGTATCTGTATTACTTGCTCTTGCTTTATAAGTATCTTCTCCCTCTGGTAGATGTATATCATCAATAGCATCTCCAACTAAATTCCCTTTTTCGATTTCTTCTATAACAACATCTATATCTTTTTCAATTTTACAAAACTTTCTCTTTTTCTTATAAAATTTTATATCTTCTTCAAATTTAGGTGTAAGATATATTTCGTAATTCATATAATCAACCTCTACTTACTGTACTTTTAATTGCTATCTTCTTCTTGAAGTTCTTGTTTAAATTCTTTCCATGTCTTTTTTTTCATTTTCCCACTTCGGATGGCTTTCATTTGTTTTAAACTTTCCTCAAGAGATTCAGAAACAGTACAATATCTTTCTACTACATTTTCCATAATCTCTTCCCCCTTATTTTTTACTTTAAGCTTGTACACTTTTTTATAGCCTGTCCATTTCCTTATATTCATTTTATCACTCCATATACCAAAATTCAACATTTTGTCGAACGATTTATATTTATTTTCGAAAATATATTTGATAAACTATAGTGGTTGCATCAAATATATTTTACCATATATTGGTATATATTAACTAATAAATCGTATCAAAAATACTGACAAAATAGGTATTGAAAGTTATAAATTATATATTAAGGTACAATATCTTATTGAAAAATTTAACGAATATTAGTATAATGAATATTTTTCTTTAAACATACAAATACATTGTAATTAAATTTTAATAAAATTGATATTTTAAAACATCTATATACTTAAAGAAAAATAGGGGAAATTTATTTAATATCTATCCCCTTAGCTTTCATAGCGTTTTTATACGCTTTTTCATGTTCTCTTGTTACATTTAATCTTTCCTCTGTTTTTCTGTTAAATGGTCTAGGTTTCAGATATGTATAAGTTCCTTCATCTCTATTTTTTTTACTTTTAGGATATTCATAATAATCGCCACCATATTCAATAGCTTCATCCAATCTATAATTCCTTGGTATCCCATCATCAGGTGGGTCTAAAGGAGTTTCATTTGTAATTTTCACTTCTATAGTATTTCCTATTTTTTTAGGAGGATGTACTACCATATTTTTAATATCTCCTAATCCACCACCATGCTTTCCTCTTCTATCTTTATTATCATATTTACTATAAACTTCTTCATCTACAACATCACTTGCTACTTCTTTAATCCCTTCTTGAGTTTCATTTGTAGCAACTTCTTCATGTGCTTTTTCTGCATACTTATATAAATCTCTTAAACTATTGAAGTCCATTTTCCTTATCCTCTGTGGTTTCTTCAATTTTTATTTCTTTGTTATCAGCTTTACTTTCTTTATTCTCTTTTTTAACTGTTTTTATATCAACTACTTTTTCTTCTTTTTTAGTCTTTTTTTTAGTTGGTTTTCTTTTAGCTTTTGGCTTAGGTGTTATATCTTTTTTGTTTTCAATAACTATTTCAGGTATTTGAAAATCCTTATTTTTCTTTGAAAATTCATCCATTTCTTCCATTATATCATTAACAACTATTAAATCTTTTGTCGCCTTTACTTCATTGCTAATTGCTTTTGCTCTTTCTATTCCAATGGTTCTAACTATCATATTTATTTCTTCTTGAATTTCGATTACTATAGGGGAGGGATTATCTATTACTTCTTTAAATTCTTCTATATTATCAGAAAACTCTATTCCTTCAACTAAAGATTTAAATAAATTTTGGGCAAATTGAGGGTTATCTTCATATTTTGAATCTATTTTAACTGTATTATTTTCTATTTTAGAATATTGACCAGCTATTTTCATTATTTCTTCTTTTATTTCTTTAGTTGGATTCAATATATTTATTTTTTCACCTTGGAACTCTAAGGTTTTCTTTATCCTTGGTTGTTTTAAATCATTAAAATTTATCACTTAAAAATCACTCCTTAAAAAATAAGGAGTATAGATTTATCTCTATACTCCTTCATATTATTAAATTATTTTATTATTAATAATTAAGCACTTCTATTCACAATACTAATCGCCTCCTCTTTGATTTTTTCTTTATTAAATTCTTTAATTAATTCATAAGTTATATATTTATGAGATAATCCAAAATTATGCAAATTATAATTATTAGTTTGTTTTAAATATTGAACCAATTCTTCTTTTATATAATCATATAATTTATTATAATATCCATACATAGTCATTATTTCTACCCATGTTTTATTATAAAATCCCACATAAGCTTTTGTTTTTATTTTTGATATTTTATTAAATTGTTTCTTAGTTAAATATCTACTATCTTGTCTTATATATTTTTCTATATTTTTAAAATTATCTATATAGTCCTGTTCTTTTAACATATATTTTTTACTATATAACACATCTCTCGAAATAACATTATTTGAAATTTGGTTTTTGCAATCATTGCAATAAATATTATATATGTGTTCTATATTAAAATTTTTTCTGCAAACTTTACAAGATATAATTTTATTATAGTTTGGGAATTTATAATCTAATATTGCTTTTGCTTGTTTTTTATCTATATCAGTGGTTTTACATGAATTAATACTTTTTCCATTTGCAATTTTAATCAACCATTCTATTTCCCCTTTAGGAAAATTTTTATCTTTATTATCTAAGAAATATAAAAGTTTCAAATGAATTAAACTTCCAAATTTTTGTATTGCACTAGGCAAACCTACTTTCAATTTTAATAAATTTTTAGTTTCTATTGTTTTATTCATAACTATAAGTTTATCAAAATATTTAAAGATTATTTCTATGTTCCAATCTGTAATATCTTGTTTTGTTTTAATATTATATTTTTCAGAAAATTTTCTATAGGTTTTAAATCGTTTTAAAATTTCCATATATAAACTACATGGAATGTCATGTGTGGCAGGAAGTCTATCTCCTTCTTTATATTTTAAAACTTCTTCTAATATCTCATCATCAGTCATTTTTACAGGACTTATTAATTTTTCATATTTAATTATTTTGAAATCTAACTTAAAATAATCTTTAAAAATATTATAGAATCCTTTTTGAATTTCCTCATAAGAACCGTTATAAACTTCAGGCTCTACAGAAATCAGTTTCATATTATATTTTTTATAAAGAGATTCTTTTATTTTTCTTGCTTTTAAATATTGCATACAAAATTTACTATTTAAATTTTTATTACCTTCTCCATAAGCCCATACCTCAACAAATAAATCAAATTTCTCAGTTTTAAATGTAAAATCGTCTCTATAATTATATTCTTTGAAAAGCTTTGTTTCTCTTTCATACCTTTTTCCTAAATTCATTTCAATAAACCAGTTTGCTAACATTAATTCCATAATACTTTTATTATAGTCTCCTCTGTTATCAATTAAATCTTTTTTATCAAAATAATTTATTTTTTCTTTTAAACTATTAATTCCACCATATTTATCTATTTGTGTCTGTGATATTCCTAATGTGGAAGCCATTTGTTTTTTTGTAGGAAAGTGATTATATTTATCTACAAACCACTCTAATCTTTTTCTTATATTTTCAAAATTATCATAATAATATCGTGAACCTATTGGCAAAATATTTGTCATTTCAGTATAATTAAATCCCATATCTTCTAACACATCTTCTACAAATATTTTATTAGAATATATTAAATAATATAATTTCCTACCATCTTCGTTACCTTTTAAATTATTCAATGTTTTATACTTTTCCAAATATTTTTCAATCTTTGATTTAATTTCTTTTTGCTTTTCTAAAGGACAATCTTTAAAATCTATTTTATTCATGTATGTACTCCTTTTAATATCCTTTTTTCATATTTTACAATATTTTATATTTAAAAAACACTCTAAAATATAAGGGAGAGAAAAATATCTCATCCCTTATATTTTATTATATCAAATCACCTTATATTAATCAAATATTTTTAAATTATTTTATATTATTGTGCATTCTGCTTCAATTATGTCTTTCTTAGAAGGGTCATCTTTTAATGAAACAGTTATTTTTGATGCTCCTGCTGCTACTCCTTCTAATACATTATCTGAAGTAACTTTAATTTTTGCAGCATCGCTTGATTTTATATCAAGTCTATCTAAAGGCACTTGTACATTACCATACACTCCACCTCTTATACCTATTACTTGAGGGATGTATTGTTCGCCTTTTCCTATTTCTATCTCTGGTTCAGTTACAGCTATTTGTTGAATTGGAATTTCTTTACCATCAACTCTCTTCATCTTAACTATTGCATAGTCTCCATTATGATCTAATGCTTTACCAGATATTTTAGGTACAGTAACATCATCTGCTTTTAAATTAAGGTCAAAATTACCTTCAACTTTCCATTCTGGTATTTCTATTTGCATTTCTTTAGTTTGTCCACCAGCATCAAATACCTTAGCTATTAAAGTTAATTCATAAGCTACTGGATAATGTTTTGTATCAATAGTTATAGTATCTATTACATTCTTAACTCTATAAGTACATAATATCTTAGTATCATCTTCAACAGGTGTTGTTAATGTAATAGTCTTACCTACAGGAACTACAGTTTCTATAGTTTTATTTGGTAATTCAACATAAACATTAGTTCCTGCAACTGGAACTTCATCTAATGTCACTTTTTTAGATTTTACTTTATGTTCTTCACTATAATTCCAATATTCAGCCATTTGGTTAACTATAGGAACACCATTGTTCATAGCTATGTATTCTTCTTTAAAGTTAGCTGAACTTATTTCACAAGATACAACTTTATTGTATGAGAATTCGTATTGTAATGCATTACCGAATCCACCTCTAACTTCTTTGTTTTGTACAGCTTGTTTTAAACCTGTATCTATTAATGCTTTACCAATCATAACTATTTGCTTTGTTTTAATATCTCTTATAATGGCATCAGCAACGGATACAGCAAATTCCTTATTATTTTCCATACTTATTTTCCTCCTTTTATTTTCAAATTATTTTGTATGAATCACTTCACTTGTGAAGCAATTTTTTCTAATTCATTTCCATCAATTGTTACATCATCATACAATCCTCTTTCTGGTATATGTGATGACCAATTTGGAATTTCTCCACTAGCCATACCAGTAGCTATAGCAGTACCATATACTTGATACGAAATTATTAATTCCCTTCTCTCTAATCCTTTTGTGAATTGATATATTGTTAATTCATCAATATCTTTATAAGTCAATCCTAAAGCACAATGATAACAACAAATTTGTTCTTCAAATGTTGGTAATTTATCTTTGGTCTTGTTATACATAAATTCCCTTGCTTCTTGAATGGCTTTTTTTAATTCAGGATTTAGAATTTCATCATCGTAAGGTATTACGTTTTGTTTAAATATTATTTTCTTTAACTTTTCAAAGTCGTTGCTTTTAAACTCTAATTCTCCATCTTTAGTTTTAAAAATTAGATGCAAACCTTTTTCATCGACATTTAAATAGAAGTCTTCTTCTGCCTTTTTATGCAGAACCAATTCTAATAAAGATATTAAATCTATTATTAATGTTTCAAAAAGAAATTTTCCTTTCTCATCCTGCATTAATTGAAGACTATATAAAAAAGTTAAATAAGACATTCTTACAATTTGTATATCTGGTATGCTATTTTTATCAAATTGTAATACATATAAATTCTTATAAAACTCTTCACAGTCTTTTATTTGTACAGGATAAATTTCTATTCCTTTATATACTTTAGGTTTACCTCTTATATTTGTTAAATCAATTCTTTCATTCATAATTAATCAACTCTACCTAATATTTTTTATTTTAAAATCACAAGTAAGTTTTATGTAGGTATCTTGGATTTTCCCACCACTAACCCCTCGCAATTTTAAACATGTTACACCTTTTTGCATCTTCTTACCATCTAGTAATTTTCTAACTTTATTTAAAATTTCTACACTTCTAGCTATTCTTTTACCATCTACCTCTATAGCTTCCATATCCTTATGCACATATATATCTATCATAAAATAGTCAACTTCAACATAGTCGTTATAACTATCAAATCCTAAGCCTGCAAAATGAACATTTATTATATTCCTAGTTTCTTTTTGAATATCAAAAATATAATCAGTTTGATAAATGTTTTGATTACATAAATCTTCATAAACTATATCTTTTGCATAAGGATTAACATAAATCAAATTACCCTCTTTATCTTTTTCATTTTGGTAATATAAAAGCTTCTTTAAATCTATAGCTTCATCAGGTTCATCAGCTAACAAAATTGTGACTATTTCATAGAAAATATCATTCAGATTATTATTTCCTGTATACTTACTCATTGTTATCAGCTACTTTATTAAATTATTTTAATTTAGGGTCAAGTATAAATCTTATAGGATTGGTAGTTTGTAAATCTATAGTTTCTATATTATTTCTTACATATCCTAACATCTTTTCACCATTTAGTAATATAGTGTTAAATAATTTCTTATTAGTACCTCTATCAATCATAGTCACATCAAATAAATCATTTTCATATTCTAAATCATCTTTTAATTGTACTATTGCTTGATGGTTAGCTAATTCTGTTTTTGCCTTATCTATAGAATCAACAGATGTTTTATCAACTATTAATTTCAACATTCCATCACTACCACAACAAAATTTACCTATACTTTTAGCATCATCTATAGCACCGTCTTCAATTTCACCAACCTGTACTCCATCTTTCATTACAATTATAAGACCATCTACCAACGAAGTGTTAAGTTTCATATTTTCATCAAGCTTTTTTGTTCTAATTACTGCTACATTTGTATAAGTAATCTTATCAAAATTATCAAATTCTAATTCGCCTTTATCTTTTAATACTACTGACATGTTTATTCCTTCTTTCTTTTTTAATTTTGTAAGTGAAAATGGTTTAAAATAGCTATTTTCAATGATTGGAATCTAAATAAAAGTCATACTTTATAATATTATTTATATTAAACTTTTTAAAATTATTTCTTGTTGGTCAAAACTTAATCCATCAAGAGTTTTACACTTAATAATAAATTTCTTACCTATGTTTTCTTGTTTTTTATGAGCTAATAAAACTATACTATTAGATGTCTTTTCTCTAATTTTAATTAACTCATCTACATTATCTCCTACAATATCCCATTCAACATTTCCATCAATTTTATTGCCTTGAGAATCATATAATTCCACTATCCACTTAGATAATTTTCCAATTTTCATAAAGGTATCTCCAACAATATTACAAGTACCGCTATGAACACTTGTATCTGTAATTTGTATTGGAACACTAATAACATATTCACCATAGCAAACCTGTATATTTGTATCACCTTTTTGTAGGCTTATTATTAATCCATTTTCTACTTTTATAATTGAATCATCATCAACTATATAAGAAATTTTATTTAATTGTTCTTGTGAATTTACTTCTTTACCTCCTTGAAATAATTTAGGATTTAATTGATAAGTTTTATTAATTTCTAGCTGAATTGTTTTATTATCTATTTGTAATATTATAGGTTCTTCTTTTTTAAGATGAGAGTTATCTGCTAAATTATTTTCAAAATCATCAAGATTAGTTTGTTTTTGTTCTCTAACCATATTAAGTTGTAATAACCCATTATTACTACCTATTTGTTTAAAAGTAAAATCATCTATCAAAGAAACTGAAAAAACACTATTATGATTAAAAACAAATCTTTGTTGTAATTGTATTTTATTTGTAAGTTTATTATATGGTATCAATACATTCCTTTGGTCATTACTTAATATCATTTGTTTTTCTTCCAAACCATCTGAATATAATGTTGCATTAGATAAAACACATGGTATCTTATGAATATCCTTTTCATATTGAAATGTTAAAACATTATTGCATTTTTTTAGCTTACATGTATTATAAATTTGATTATCTCTATCTACATCTGTAATAACTAAATAAATTTCATTAAGATATTCAATAATATCTCCTCTTTGAATATCTATTTCTTTTCCTGTAATTAAGAATCTTTCTTCCTTAAATTCATTGGTAGGATTACCATGATTTCTTATAATTGCTTTAATTAATTTATTTTCAATTTTAATTTCCTGTCCTTCAAATTTTAATTGATTATTAAATACCTTTTGTGAACTCCATATAAGCTTATTAATAGGGTTAGGATTGAAATTGCTATAATCTTTCAAAATAAATCCCTCCCTTACTAGTCCATTAAGTTTCTATCTTCAATGTTACTAATTAACTCAATTATTTTATTTTTAGTTCTTTCTAAAGTTTTTTCCCTAGAAGCAATTTGATCTTTATAATTCTTAAATCCTATTTCTTTCTGAAATGGAGACCATATTTCTTCAAATTCAATTAATTGATTTTCTAAATGTGTGTATTTAATACAATGTGCTAATATTAGCAAACAACTACCATCTAATCTTTTATCAATTGTTTCTGTTTCATTATTTGTTGTAATATAATAATCTTCTTCCATAAAATTATTATAATGATTAACTGCATTATTAATTATTGAATATATTTTATTTTGATCTTTTGGTAATTCACTTGTATCTATACCACAGTTTAAAAGAAAGCTTTCAAAAATTTCATCATATGAGGTGTTCACAACTTATCACCACTATTCTTTTATTTATCATATATTTCCCTTAAATTCTTATCAAAAAATAAATCATTATTTTCATAATCTATATCTGCCCATTCACATAATATTTTTCTTTTAGCACTAGAATCAACACCTTCTTCGGATGCAACTCCAATTATATATCTTTTTGTATTTTCTTTTATATTATCTGACATGTCTTTTATTAAATCATTTAATTTCTTTTTTAAAGCTAAATGATTTCCAGAGTTTATCATGTCCATTATTTCAGATTTGGACATTACAGATTCTTCAACTTTATCTATATTAATAATATTTTCTTTTATCATAGTAACATCTTCATCTTCTGTTTCTTTTATTAATAAACAACCTTCACTAAAAGTAGTTGTAGAATTTTGTAACCATTCAAAAACTTCAAAAGGAACTGGTCTATCATTTAGAATTTGTCCTTGTGTACCTGCCCATGTATAAGTAGTAAAAATCCCATCATGTGGGTAATTTACTGTAAAAGGTGTACTTTGTTTTCTTATTAATACAACTTTTTTATCATTATTCATATTTTAAAAATCCTCCTTAAAAATAAAGAGAGATAAAATCATCTATCTCTCCAAATAATTTATAATTATTAAATAGTAGATACAGCAGTATCTTTAATATAACCCATAGCTTGTCCTAATAACAATTCAACATTTACTCTGTAGTCTATTTTTAAGTATACACTTTCATTTTCTATAGAAGGCATATCTTGTGCAGTTCTTAGACCACCGAATTCAGTTATCTTGAATGGTGATTTACTTCCGCCCGCTATCATTATTCCTTCATTTACAGGTAAATCTACTTTACTATTTAAGTCATCTACAAATGGATTATCTGTAGCTATAGCTATTGACCTAGATATTTGAGAAATATTAGTATCCCTTAATAATTCTTCTCTTAATTCCTTTGTTAAGAAGAAGTTATTATTTTCTGTGCCTTGTTTCATAGCTAAGTTATCTATTAAATTAATATCAGCTACAAGAACAGGTCTTACACCTCTACCATATCTTAAAAGTCTATTTTCTATATCTCTGAAATTCACTAAAGTCATATTTGCAGCGTCAAAAGTTTGTTTGGCAGGTATTTTATTTAATGTTTTTCCTTTTCTAGTTAATTCCATTACCTTCTTAAATAAATATTTAATTTTTTCTTCTTGTACTAAATTAACAGCATTTCTAAACTCATTTACGGGATCAGTTATCATTCTTTCTATATTGTAATAAACACCGAATTGATGATCTTCTGGCTGTGCTGGCAAAGTTTTTCTATAAGGTGATACTCTTACAAAATCTACTCCTGAAGCAGTAGCACTTAAAGCCATAGATATTCTAGCCTTTTTATCTATTGTATATATCTTTTTGTCATATCTTCCTACTTTTGCGTATTCAGATATAGCATCTAATATAGGTTTTATTTTTGCATCTGCTTCTTCATTTGCAACTTCAACTATTAATTTATTAAAACTTCTTACTCCTTCTAGCGTTTTTATTTCACCATTTGAACTAAAGTTTTCTTGACATATCTTTTTAATCATATTTTCATCAGAAAGAATTAACTTTCCATCTCTATCTTTTTCTTCTACCATTTTATTATTATATATTCTTTTTCCCATTTCTAGTAATTTATCAAAGTTTTTTATTTCCATATATAACACTCTCCTTATCTAATTTTTATTATTTTGCCATTAATCTTATTGTTTGTTTATCAAAAGCATATCCAAAATCTGTATCTATGCCTACAACTTCAAATTTATTAGTTGCCTTATCATAATCTGCGTGTGTAGATGCAGAATCAGATATTATATACTTTTTCTTTGCAGGGTCAAAGTGAGCAACTTGACCATAAACTAATTTTGCAGCTCCTGCATTTAATTCAAAAGCTGATGTTTCAAATCTTAAATCTTGTTTTGGTCTATGTAATCTAGCTATTTCACCTTTTGCATTGTAAAAATCTACATAAGTTTCTCCTTCCATTAAATGTTCTTCCTCAACAGTAGTTACTAAAAATCCTTGTTTAGTAATATCTGATAATTGTTTACATTTTACATTTCCTTCTTCATCATAACCAGTCAACTCAACTAAAGTAAAGTTGTCTACATTTTCTTCTAGTATTGCCCCATTTACAAATGGGTTAGCCCATATAGAGTTTAAATTCCCTATTTCATGATTTCCTCTTTCCATTAAAGCATCATACATTCTTGTTGCCATATTAATTTCCTCCTTTTAATTTATCAAATTATTTATTATTCATTTAGAGAGATACCATAAAAGTTTTCTATTTTACTAATATCTTCTCTTAAATTTTTATTTTCTGTTCCCTTTTCAACAGAGTTTAAACTTAACTTTTCTTCTGTTTGAATATCTTCTTTTTCATCAAAAGAAATGGCATCTACAACCATTTTGTTTAAAGAAGTTATCGCTTTTTGTCCTTCATTATTTTTATTTAATGATTTTTTAATTAATTCTTGAACTTCATCAGATTTAAATTTCTCAATAGCATTAACACTCTTAAATTTCTTTTCATAAGTAGATTTCATTTCATTCAATTCTTTTTCAAATTGTTCTTTGTTGTATTTTTCTACAATTGGTTTCATTTCTTCTACTTTTGTATTTAAAGAAGTTAACTTGTCTGTTACATCATTAAACTTAGTTTCTATTTCTGTTTTTTCTGTATTAGTTGAATTTATTTTCTCATTTAATGATTTAATAGATTCTTCTTTCTCATTTAATTGTCTTTCTAAATCTACTATTTTTTCATTAGCTTTTATTATTTCTTCATTCTTAGTATCCAATTGCTTTTCTAATGACTTTATTTTTTCATTTACTTCAATTGATTCATTAGGCTTTTCTTTTATTTGTTCTTCTATAGCAGGAGCTTCCTTATTATCATTTGTTTTCTCTATTTCATTTTTTTTAATATCTTCCGCCATTTTATCACCTTCCACTTGATTATTTTTTATATTTAGACCTGAATTATTCTCAGATTTACTATTTTGTTTATTGTTGTTTTTTTTAGTTAATTGATTAATTGTTTTATTCCACTTTTTTCTTTCATTTAAACTAATTAATGTAGCACAATCATACGCTGGTAAAATTTCTGCATATTCATTTCTTTGTTCCGAATTTAAAAGTGTATGTGCTACATAAAGAATAGGTGTCTGTAAATATTCGATTCCATCTATTACGTTATAATTACAATATAAATATTCTACCGACATATGTATTTTAATACCACGATTAATCCATTCTTGTAATAAGCCTACTATATTAGCATATTTATCATCATTCCAAATAACAACATTCCCAAATAATACCCTTTTAGTATTACCATTCTCATCTGTATAATTATCTATATATACATTTTCAATAAATCCTATCGCAATAGTATCTGTCGTTATTACTTCATTGCCTACTCTATCTTTACTAACTACTTCTTCATGGTCAGTTAAAGCATCCAATCCATAATTATCTTCTGATGATATATATTTACACACAATTCTTTTCCCTATTAATGTATTCATATTTTCAGCACAAACTTTCTCTGTAATTATTTGATTATTCCAAGATTTTTCAAAATCATGTATAATTACAGTACCTTTTAAAATTGTGGGGTCTTTTTCGTTTATTTCTAAACTATTTAATTGGGCTTTTAATACTGATTTCTTTGTATTTTTATCATTTAATTCCATAACTTCACCTCCCTTCAACACAATCTAAAATATCATCTATTCAAATACCATTCTTCAATTTCACTTTTTTCTAAATCTTTTAATTGGTTATATAATTCATTATTTTTATCAATAATTAACCTTTTCCCTTTTTGTGAGATTATTATTGTATTTGAATTTTGAGCAATTAATATCTTATTCAATTGTTTTTCACCTACTTTTTATTTACTAGGTTTTGGGTTGGAATTACCATCATTTGTTTTATCTTGAATTGTAGAATCTTGAGTGGTATCATCTTCTTCAGGTCTACCTGTTTCATTATTATCTTTTCCACTCATGGTATAACTACTCATAGGTGGAACAATCTTATCTCTAAGTTTTAATTCCTCAATCTCATATATACTTTCAGAATAATATTCATCTGAATTCACGCCTATCATATCTAATAGGTATTTAGTAGCATATCCTTGAGTTTGTAAATTCTTTAATACATCTAATTTCTTCTCTCTACTTAATGGAGGTTCTTTTATATATTCAAATGTGTAATTTTTACCTCGTTCACCCAATAAAAGAATTATTAATTGATTATAAATTTCTTCAATTTGTTCTAATAATATTGCTATTTTAGAATATAATACATTTAAATTTAAATTAGCAGATGCATAATTTCCTTTTGTACCATTTGTTAGTACATTAGAAACAGTTGTTGCATTTGTTATATCTCCATCTATACTTTCATATTTCTTAGGGTCTAATGCTTTATCACCATTTTTCATTTCAGGAAAATCAAATGATGCAAAATCTGGTATAGCTATACAAGTAATACCATCTTTGTCATTGGAGTTTTTCTCTAATGCTTTTCTTACCCCTTTATATACCTTTTGCTTCTCACCTTTTTTTACTTTAATATCATTGTCATCTTTCCCTTTAAATTTTAAAACCGCTATAGCTTTTATTATCTTATTTGCTATAGCTTTTTCTAAATCTTTTAATTTTTGTTTGTGTTGAATATCAAAAATAGCCTGTGTTCCAAATGGAACTCCTAACCTTTGATTTCTACTTAAAGTATGTATCCTAGCTACTAAAGATTTATCTGGTGGTAAAAATATATATTTATTATTTTTATTGCTTGTCTCATTTTTATATCTTAAATATTTTCTTTTTGTTATTAATGGACTTAAATTATTAAATATAGCATCTTTTTCATCTTCACTTTTATCATCTAACCATTCTAAATCTATAACTCCAACCATCTCACCTTTGCTTCTTCCATAAGGATAAATGTATTGTAAATTATCAAATACATAAAAATAATTTTTATTTCCATTTTTTAGCCATGTCCCTAACAAAGTACCTTCGTGGGCTAATTGAACTATTAAATCTCTAGTCAAATTTTTATGTTTTAGTTCTCTTTCCAAACAATATTTTATTTTTAACATATCTTCTTTATAATGTTTATCTTTTTCAAAAACATTAATTTTATATTCTAATGTCGGCAATGAAAAAATCAGATCATATAATTGAAATATGTTACCATCTATTATGTAATAATATGCAAGTAGATTTACTATCTTCTGCATATGTTCATCAGGATTATTAAACCATTCTTGAAGCTTTTCCATACTTACTGTTTTAATAACGTCTTTATTGAATAAATCTATTACAAATCCTTCTGTAAAAGCATCTATTGTTTCGCTATATGAATTTGTTTCTTTTTCTAATTCATATATTCTTTGTTGCAGCATTTCTAATTCGACTGATGTTTTATTTTTACTCCCTTTGGTTCTTGCCAAATAACACCCTCCCTTCTTTATTAAATTTTTAATAATATACTAATGGGTCATCATCGTCATATGATTCATCTTCTTGATTGTCTAAAAATAAAGAAATGTAAAATAAACCATATGCTATGGCAGAATATCTATCTTTGTCTATTCTTTTGACCATAGGTTCTACTGATATGTTTGTTTGTGTTTTTTTTAATTTTAAATTTGCTACTTCATCTATAAAAAACTGTGTATTTATACAAGCTTGTTCTATTTTGCTACTATCACAATCTTTTGGTAAATCATCTTTTATATCATCAAACTGTTTTAAAAGTTTTAGCTTGTTAGATTCTGCATAATCTATAAATGTTCTTATTATATCGCCATTAATTCCTTGTGCCTTTAAAGCATATATTACTTTTGGTGCATCTGATTTACATTTATCATCTGTGTTAATTGTTGCAAGTGCAGGTAATTCTTCATTTGTTTCAAAATCTGTAACATCTTCTAATAGCTTTTCGACTAATCCTTGTCCTATAATATTAGCATCTATAACAATAGCTTTAACTCTTGATTTATTTAAATCTAAATCTCCACCATATTTAAAGAATTCTCTTTTTACTATTACTGATTGCTCTTCGTAATTCAAACCATTTGGAGGCTCAATTATATTAACTATTTGTACTTGTCTTATATTCCCATCACTTTTAGAACGTTTTATTTTTAGTATTGCAATTGCTGTTTTATTATTATTATCTGAATTACTTCTCGCTACGTCTACAGATATAACATACTCTTCTAATAAAAGGTTTTTATTCTTATCTCTTGGACATTCAAGTTCAACATTAGAAAGAACTCTTGCCTTCATTAATTTACTAATATTAATTAATCCACCATCACTTACACCTATCCAATCACACAAATAGTTTTGTCTAAATCTTATAATATTTCCTTGCCTTGCTTTATTGATTGTAGACATTTTCTGTCTCCCAAAATGAACTGGTATTCTCCAATCTGAACCAAAAACAAAAACCCCTTTTAAATCAACCATATTTCTTTTCATTGTAAGTATTTTTTCATATTCATCTGAATTTTTATATCCTGATGTAGAGAAACGGTTAATTTGACCATTTAATTCAGTAGGGTCTATTTCTCCTGTCATAGTTGTTCTTGGTATGTTAAATATAGGCTCTATAGCATCTTCATATAAATCTTTATCAATTAAAGCAGATTCTTCTAATGAACCCCTTCTTCTTCTTAAACCTTTACTACTTTGTGCGTTTGCTAAATTATCTATAACTGCACCATTTTGAAATTCAACTCTCCCACTATCTTTAGAAAAGTTTTTTGACTTTATTTCATCAGCTATAGCTGGATAGAATCTTAAAATTTCTTCATGTTTTTCTTTCCATATTTTTACAGCACTTTCTTTAGTTGATGCTGTAATTGCTATAGTAATATTAGGAAAACAAATAGCTGTATGATAGCACACCATTATTTGTACTAAAGTTTTACTTCCCCCTCTTGGAATACAAAAATAATTTTCTGGAAATCTAGCTAATACTCTCATCATTATTCTTTGATATAAGTCAAGCTTAATCCCTCCTGAATCAGGTGCAATCATATCATAAAATATATCAGGGTAAAATCTTAGAAAAGCACATAACTCTGATAGTTTAGGAATATTTCGTTGTATTGTATTTTTACCACTATCTGAATGTTTAAATGGGCTTTCAAAGGCACTGTTATAAATATCATTTCTATCATGCTTATGCTTGTTGTTATCTGATGTAAAATTTTCATAACTAGCCATTATATTTCATCCTCTTCGTATAGTGGTTCTTTATAGACCTGTTGTAAATCCCTAAAAACATTATTCCTTTTTTCTTTAAATTCTTTTTTCTTATTGTCATCATACCCTTGTTGTTTAAAATATTCCTCTAACATTTCATCATAAAAATCCCAAATATCTCTATATTGCACCATTGGCTTATCTTCTAATCTTCTATTATAATTAATATTTGCCCAAATTATTAAATCTGCATCGTCATAAGGTTGTTCTATCAGTTTAGGCAATAGAGGAATTACACCTATTTCGGTTTCAAGTGCCTCAAAAATTTGACACACTACATCTACTCCACCTGATATATCACTTTTACTTAATTGAGAAACATTTAATTTAGCATCTTTTGCTGCTTGAGTTGCTAATGCTCCCCAATCTTTTGCTGACTTAACATCTCCCTCGGCAGTTGCCATTTCTTCTTTTACTCTAAATCTTATATATGTAATTAAATTTTCTGTATGTAACGCTGTTTTTTCTCCGTAATTATCAATTAATTTATTCCATTTTTTTTCAAATTGAAGATATTCTTCATTGGTATAACCATATCCATATTTATCAATTAAACGTTGTAATTCTTTGGGAGACACATTATTTTTTTCAATATAATTATTATTTTTTTTATTATCATTGCTTTCTGCTTCTTTTATCTCGCCAGCTTCTCCATCTTTCCATGTCATAGAATCATTACCAACTTGTTTTCTTAAATTCAATTGTTTTAAATACATGCCCAAAGGATTATTTGTATTTGTAGTCATTATATTGTCTATAATGTCATTGAAAAATGGCTTATCTAAATAATTTTTAAGTACAAATTTTAACTTCTCTACATCAAAAACTCCATTTATATAAACAAGTTTCTTTAAACAATCCTTACAATATGGACAATACCCATCAAACATTTCGTGTTTTGGTGATTGACTTCTATAAAATTTATCAACTGATTTTTCTTTCTGACATTTGCCTAAACATTTCATCTTAGGTTTACTAGCCATTTTTCGTTTCACTTCCTTTCTCTATTTCATGTAATACAAAAAGAAGTTACGTAATAGCAACTTCTTTAAAATTATTCTATATTTAATTAATTTTCATTTGAACACACCTAAATCAAGATGTGTTCTATCAAAATTAATTAAAATAAATCTCCTATTTTAACCTATTCCTCTGTTATTTCTAAACAAAAGTTCTCAAAAATCCTACCTGCAAATTCAGTTAAAGCATGTCCCAAAACTTCTTCTTTACAGTCATTATCTAATATTAGTCCAGTATATTCTTCTATTAAATCCGCTAGTTCTAAATAACATATATCTTCTTCCTCTGCATCATGTTCCATAGTATAGTCTGCAATATAAGCACTATTAAATTTAGCATCTTCTAAAGTACATCTAATATAGTTATAATCCCAATTACATTTTTCCTTTCCATCTTCACAACTATCTTCATCATAATATATAATCTCAACTTTAAAATTATTACCTTCTAAATAATTAAATAGAGTTGGATTATCCTCTAAAACATTATTATCTATAATGAAATAATCTCCAGTAGTTGTTTTTATTTTTTCATCATATTTTATTGGTGTTATACAAAAGAAATCTTTACCGAATTTTGTTACATAATATTCATTGATATCAGATTGTAAATTTATTCCTTTGTATTCACAATACTCTTCATCACCAAAATAATAGTTTAATATATCTGCTAATTTATAATCACAAACAACAGTTATATCATCTTCTATTTCAAATTCATCCAATATATATTCTATAAAATCATCATAATCATTCAATCTCATACTAAAGTCTCCTTCAAAATTATATTATTAATATTTAAATTAATATCATATGTAATTGTTTTTCCTTTATCTTTTTCAATTATAAATAAATTACTTCCTGCACTTGCAGATTTCATTAGCTTCATCGAATAATCATCTACACCACATAAAGAGGCGATTCTTATAGCTTGAATATCCCCAAATTGTCCCATACCTACAGTATTCAAATTATTATTATGTAAATGTCCTGCTAATAATAAATCTATATCCTCTTTATATATCATTTGTAAATCTTTTAAAGCACCATTCAAATCTTTGCATTCTCCATGAAAACCAAATACATTCATTCCTAAAATATTACTAAATATATAAGGTTTATTTTCATTATGAATTACTATATTTTTATTATCCTTTAATCTTAACTCTAAAAATTCCATTATTAATCTTCCAACATTTTCTTCTGGGAAATCACCTTTTTTACCTGTTAACAATCTAATTTCATCATGATTTCCCCAACATTGATAATATTCTATAGCTACATAGTTGCTTAAACTACTTAACCATTCTGCCATAAATTCACTAAATTTTATTACACTATCAATAATTCCATATTGTAAATTTTTTAATTGGCTAATTCTAAGTATTCCATCTATACAATCTGATAAATTATAAATAACTATTTTTTCTAATTTTTCTTTTATAATTATATTTCTGATTTCCCAAAATAACCTGTCCATTCTTTTTTTAAACACATCTTCGTCATATTTATTAATTATATTTCCTTTTAAATCTTTAATTTCTACTATCTTTCCAAAGTGTATATCACTTATTCCTAATAATCCTACTTTATCTTCTATTGTATTAAAATTATATTCTTTATTACTAGGAGTATACAATGGTTGAATGTTTTCTACTGCTTCTTTTAATTGCTCCAAATATAACTCTATTCTTGCAGTTTCTCGCAAGTCCCTATTTGTTATGGTTCTCAGAGTATTTAACTTCATTCGTTCTTTCTTTAATTCTAATTTCTTTTCTTCTATCTCTTTCAATATTTCATTATCTTTTATATTATGTAATTGTTTATTTTTAAAGTATTTCATTACATTATAAGAACTATACTCAGTTGTGTTACAAGCTTTTCTTAAAGAATCTTTATGTATATTTAAATCAAGCATACTTACTAAGTCTTGCCAATCTAAATCCTGTGGATTTTCTTCACATTTAATTTCAATAAGTCTTAAACCATATTCATAATCTGTTTCATTTTCTCTCTTTAAATATTTTTCCTCCATTATTTTCTCCTTTGAAAACTATTTTAAAATATAATCATTAAATTATCTTATATTAAAACTTTTCATCTAATATAAATTCACATCCATTTTCGCAATAGACTACATATGTACTTGTACCCACCTTTTCAATACTAAACTCATCTAATATTATTTCTCTACCACATTCTTTACATTTGATTTTCTGTCCATATCTTTCTTCTATGTTCATTATTTAAAAATTCTCCTTTTAAAATATGTATTATTTGACTTTATTAAATTATTTTATTTACAAATTCTTCTTTAACATGTTTATATTTTTTATCACATATATTTTTAATAATTTTATTTCTTTCATCAAATTCAACTCCTGCTGTTACTAACCCAATTATTATAATTTCCAACTCATTAATAATCTTATTATTACTTATTTCTAAATGCTCTCTTGTTTCTTTATCAACATAACCTAATTTACTTCTTACTTCATTTGCTTTAAATCCTAATAAATTTTGATTTATCATATTACTCTCTCTAATCATTAAGTAATTAATATCAAATTCAGTAACATTATCATGCTTACTAGAATAATCTTTTACAATTGCTTCTTTCATTAAATTATAATTTTCTTTTTCTGGTTCTCTAACTTCATTATGTTCTTGAAGTCCTCGAATTGATTTTTCAATTAATATAAAATATTGTCTAAACCTATATGAGTTTTCTGTTCTTGCCATCATAGATAAATGTTTTGCCATTTCTATAGATATAGAAAAATCTTTAGCAAAATTCCCTTCAGACCTTGATTTGTCTCCATTCGTCTTAAAGAAGAGTGACTTCCAATCAATATTTTCTTTGAAAAATTCATTGTTTAATATGTTTTTCTTACTCCATCTTGACCAGTTTGTTTCTTTTAAACCTAATTTAAGATATAGTTCTCTAGCACTGTCAATTTCTTTCGCCTCATTTGTTAATAATTCTGGAAATTTTCTTTGACATTCCATTGTTAATTTTATTTCTTCCTCATTAAAACCTAAAACTTCTTTTAAAAATCTTTTACTAAATTTTTTCATACTTATGCCTCCTACAGCTTAAAATTTAGATAACTAAAAAGCTATCTTTGAAGAAGGAATTAAGTTCGTTCTATCCCTTCTCCTTAGTATCTAAATCGCTGTAGGAGTGCGATAGAGTGTTTAATTCACTCTTCAAAAATAGCTTTAAAAATTTGGCATGGACTGAGGGATTTGAACCCTCACTAACAGTTTTGGAGACTGTCGTGCTACACATTACACTAAACCCATACATCTTTCCTATAAACACTAAAAATTTACCTCTTATATAAAATAAAAGATGAATTTTATAATATTTGCAAATTATTTTAAATTTAATAAAGAGGTAGATTTAACTATCTACCTCTAATTAGTTTGGTCTATGCTTGTACAAGTCATAGCTAACTTAAATTTTTAACTTTTTAACTTTTTAACTTTTTCAAAATATTCTTTTTTAATTTTATCTCTTTTTATCCATTCTTTAATTGAATCTCCATAATTAAACCATTCGTTTTTAACTCTTTCTGTCTGAAAGAAAATATGTAAACTCTTTTCATATTCCATGTCACAATTTTCTATTTTATGTATTAATCTTAAATTGCAATTTGATGTTTCTAATTGTTTTATTCTTCTTTTTAAATTCCTTGTGAATCCAATCTTGACTAAATTAGCAGCAGATGTATCTAATATAAAATAGACTGTTCCATTTTTATTATTCATTTGAAGTTTCTCTTTATTACAAATTTTATATTTGTTTCAACTGTTTTACTATTGTCTCAGCTAATTTAAAATCATCTTGTTTGTCATTATAAATGTTTATAGTTACATTTGTAGGTTGTTTACTTATTCCCATATTATTAAAAAAATCAATTTTACTTAATTCTTCTATTATATTTTTCAATCTAACATATTCTTTTTCAGATATTATACATTCTGTTGATTTGTTAATGTTGCTTTGATTTTCTGTCATTTCACTAAATGGAATATACATATTTTTCTCCTTTTAAAACTATTTTTATTAAATTGTTTTATATAAAATCTTTGTTTTATACCTATTCTTCTGAAGGCAGCTCACTATCTTTTGCTATTCTAATTGATAAGCCTTCCATATTTAAATGATTTCTTAATACTTCTGTTAAATTATAAACTTTTGTCTCATCTTTACTATATTCAGTAACCGTAAATATTCCGTCTTCCTCTGTAATTTCAGCATTTTTAAAAGTTGTATTTAATGATTGTTTTGCCATTTATAAAATCTCTCCTTTAAAAATATTATTTTATTAAATTATTTTATATTATTAAAAATCTGCAAATAACTTACTTGCACTAGACCTTACATCTTCATCTAAGACTACTATCCCTACTAGTGGATTTCCTTTTGCATATTGTATAAACTGAATCAATCCATTATCATGTACATACTTTGCTTCTGCTTGTTTCCAATCTCCTACAAAAGCTACACATGAGTTATTTCCTACTCTTGAACCTATTAATTTAAATATTTTCTTATTTAAATCTTCACATTCATCAACTAAAACAAATGTATCTTTTAAGCTCATGCCCTTCATGTAATATGGTATCTCCATTTCTAATTGTCCTTTCATTACCATATCATTTAACTGAAATTCTCCACCATCTAAATTTTGTTCTATTGGTTTATAAAATTCTCTTATTTTATCTTCTTTTGTACCTTTTAGATATCCAATTTCTTCACCTGAACCTAGAGGGTTTCTTACTAACATTATTTTTGAATAATTTCCTTTATCTAAAATATGATATACTGCTGTTCTAATACTAAGAACAGTCTTTCCACTACCAAAATTACCTGCTATTATTTTAATAGGAATATTTTTATCCATCAGCAGGTCTAAGGCACATCGCTGCTTACTATTCCACCCTTTAACAACTTTTGATGGAGGTAATTTTATCAAATTAAGTTCTCCATTATTAAATCTATATTCATAAACTTTATCTAAGTCTGTATTTTTCAAAATCAAATATTCATTTTCTAATAAATTTAATGAATTATTTCCACTATCATATTGATAGAATAATTCATTAATATCGTCTGTACTTCCTGTGAATTCCTTAAAACCTTTATATTCATCTTCTTGTTGAATTAATCTCATTGAGTCTAAACCAAATATTTCTTTAGCTATTTTGTAAGCTAAAATATCATTGCTTATAAACTTAACGTCACTTCTTTTACCTTCTTCATAAGCAGTCGCAATAATTAAATTATCATTGTTCTGTTCTAAATGCTTATCCTCACAAATCTTTCTGTGTTTGTCTTCACATAATATTACTTTATACTTATCTTCATTTTCAATTATATGTCTTAATGCGATTCGTCCTTTAAACTTAACTTCATTATCTTTTCTGGAGTCTGTTTTTATTGATTCTAATTCTTCAATAACTATACTAGATAAATACAATTCACCATATTCCTCTAATAATACATCTAAGTTATCAGTATGTAATAAAATATTTGTATCTATGAACACTTTAATATTTTTATCCATTTTAATACTCCCTCTCTTACAGAGGTGAAAGGATATACATCCTCTCACATATAAGTTTATTTATGTATATTTATACATTTAATTTTAAAATTATTTTATATTAAATCACTCTATCTTTTAGCCCTTTACCTATTTTTACTTTTACACCTTTATGTGCAGGAATAACTTTTTTACCTAATTCTGGCTGTCTAGGATTAGCTAAACACTCTCTTTCTGCAACTGCTTTGGTTTCTATTGTCATGAATCCTGTTAATGCAACTTTATCTCCGTTTTCTAAAGCTTTTCCTACTACTTCCTCAAATGCTTTTAATGCTAAGTCACATTGCTTTTGATTTAATTCTCCTTTAGTTTCTTCAACCATTCTTTTTAATAATTCATTTTTTACCATATTTGTTTCCTCCTTAAAATATCTCTTTTTAAAAAATTTTATTATTTTGTTTATATAAACCACTTTTGTGGTTTTTAACTTTATAAATTATTGTATCTAAAAATACCTTCTAGCAGTAATATAATCATTCCTATTACTTAATTTAGATATTTTTACCACATCACCTGACTTTGGTGAATGTATATATTCATCATTGCCTAAATAAATTCCTACATGATACGGAATATCTTTTCTTCCAAAGAACACTACATCACCAGCTTGTAATTTATTTTTAGCTATTATATTACCTTTTTTTAATTGATCATATACAGTCCTTCCTATTTTTAGTCCTGTACTATTTTTATAAACATATTGTACTAGACCTGAGCAATCAAATCCTAATTCTGGAGTATTTCCACCCCATTTATAAGCTTTATAAGGCATTTCTTTTGCTTTTGTTATTAATCTATTTTTAAATGTTTCTCTTGTTATTTTAAAACTGTTATTTATTACTCCGTTTAATATAATATCTACTATAAATTCAAAACCATTTACGTTTTCATCTATAACTATAGGACAATCACAATTAAAATTATCTATTTTATAATTAGAATTACATCTAATTTCTTTAATAGAAAATTTCACTGGTACTTTAAACTGATTATTTTCTAATTCTTCATTAGTTTTAACATTGAAATTATTTATTAAATTTAATATTTCTTTGTAAGATAGTATTAAGTTCTTATAAGTACCCCAATTCTCATCTTCCCTAGCCTGTACAATTTTGTCATTCAGTAAATACAATTCTTTTTCTAAATTATTTAAGTGTTTTTCAAAATTCATGTTCTTCTCCTTGATGTCGGTCATCACCCATATATTTTATTTAAATGTAAAATTATTTTACATAAAATAACGATTTTAAATTAATTATTCAATTTTTTGTGTAAGTTTATAAGGTAAATATTTTCTTAAATAATCACCTATAATATTATAATCTTTATGTATTACATTTCCAATAACTGAATAAAATATAGAACCAATAAATTCTACTTTCATATCTTTTAATATAGTTTCAAATTTATCTACATCAAACTCATCATTTTCATCTCTAATCATTTTTCTTAAACAATTTTTACAAATAGGATATTCTGAATTATCTATTTTATAAAAATCTTCTTTATTTAATTGTTTTTTACATTCTTCGCAAAATATCTTATTTTCATTGTATTCTTTAACATAGCCTCTAATATCACCAATAAATCGTTTTAATGTTATTTTTTCTAATATATTAGAAATTGCTTGTTTGAATTGCTCTAGTATATCCTCATTGGTAATAAAAAATGTGACATCATATCTTTCACCAATTGTTCTAGCAACTCTAAAATGTTCAATATAATCTTTATATTCAAATTCTATTTTATTAATACATTCTTCAATCTCTTTTTCAATTGCACATCTTATTTTATATTCATCAGTTTTCCAATAATCTATTTTATTTTTTATATTAATACCATTTGTATTCTTTATATTAATTCCATTTTTATCTATTATAACCTCATTATTCTCTGTAGTAAGTTGTCTATTCTCAACTTGCATAATTATTTTATCTGATGTTTGTATTATATTAGATTTGCATTTTTTATTTTCTGATAACTCATTGATTAACATTACAGTTTCTCTGTAACTATTAATTAAATTCTTATACATAGAGAAGTTCCCACTTTCTCTAGCTCTAGCTAAAGAATGATTCAAATATTCTACCTCGTTTTTTAAATTTTCCACTACTTTTTCATTAAAACTATCCATATTGATTCTCCTTCTAGCTTTCAGTAGCCACACTTTATATTTTATATAAATCCTATTGGATCATATATCTTATTCATTCCCTCTTAAAAAATAGGAGGGAGGGATTGGGTAAATATGAAATCTACCCATATCAATGAAAAAAATTATCTATTTAATTAAGTTACTTCCTATCGTTAAATTATTTTATATTTTAGCTCCTTGTATATCACCATTTTTATATTCATCTAATACAGAAAAACACATTATATCATCATCATTTATAAAAATATAGTTATGATTTTTAGCTAAACATATTCTCGACCAACCATCTTTTGAAGTTACAACTACTCCAACATCAGTATTTAATATTTTATTACTATTTTTAAATTCTATTTTCATATAATTATTCTCCCTTTACAAATACTTATATTAGCACCAGACCGTATTCTCGGCTAGACCATGCTTAATGCGTTGACTTGTACTTCGTCCACTAATACTGCACTCGGTTCGCATTGTTAAGAGGCGTAGTGGGTCAATTTAAAGTTGTCTTGATTAATTGGAGCTTTACTCCGTTGTTTCATAATGCTTATCTATTGGCGTAGATAAGACATTAAGCAATTAGATTATTTAGTAAAAAACACATGGGAAGGTAAATTATTCCCAACATTTATTTTAATAAGGTATTGGCGTACCTTATTATTTTTATAAATATGATTAAGCCGCCAAACGAAAGCATATAGGGAAAAATATATTTATAGAGGGTAGTTGTAGCTACTCTCTTGCTTAACTGCTTTTTTATAAATTCTTGATTTTATTATATCTTGCTACTCATTAAAAGGAAAATAACAGCATAATGCAGTCTAATTATTGGTATGACTACGTTTGAAAGTATTTTCTATTTTTCTTCCTTATTAATTTTATTCCATTTTTCACGTTTCCATTTATTCTTTTGTTCTTGTAATATTTCTCTAGCACAACTTGGACAATATTTAGTTTTGTTTGATTTCTTTTCTATTAACACTCCACAAATCTCACATTTTTTATACCTCTTTTCTTTTCTATCTCCTTTTTTTTCTTTTAAGTAATTCTTTAAATATCCATTTAGACTTTTATTAACATATCCTAATATATAATTATCTTCATCCCAATCTAATATATGATTTGGTTTAAATTCATTATTTTTTACCTTTTCTTCTATTGGTCTATAATTATCAAATATCTTATCAAAACACATATTAACAAATAACTTGTAATCCTTCCAAGTCATATCATATTTATGATTAAATGACTTTTCTTTAAAAGATTCCACTTTTGTATTGTTTTCTTTTATCAGATTATTTAATATTGAATCATTAATTTCTTTATTTAAATATCTAAAATATATATTTTTATAATTTGCTAAAGCCTTATAATAGTCTTTTTTTAAATAAACCTCTTTATCAAAGTATTTACCATAATTACTATTTACTCTCGCTTTTATCAAGTCTTCTTTCTCTAAAATATTAATATTATATCTTGATCTTAATACTTTATATTCTATGTAATTATACTTTTTAAATAAATCTAAAATCTTTTCATCTCTAATGTTATCATAGGATATTTTAAATTTAAAAAATCTATCTAATTTAGTATAGGGTAGACATCTCCATATAATATTTTTAAAACCTTCTTTAATATTATTCTTTTGGCTATTATCTGTTGAAGAATAATAAGTATTAAACACTTCATTTAAATACCCCATGTTATATGCACCCCTTATATTCAACAAATTTATAATACCTACCTAGATACTCTGTTCCCATATTATCTTTAGTTTCTTTAGGTACTAAAATGGGCTTAATCTGATTTATTCTTAAATTGGTTAAGATACCCTCTTTAACTATTTGCCACATTTGATTATAATACATACCATTCATCTTATTATAAACTAATTCTACTAGATAATTTGCTAATTCTGATTGATTAGGTACAATTTCTAAAAACTGAATTCTATATCTCTTATAAAATTTATCCCAGTCTATTTCAAAATCTTTTATTGCCTTTTTGTTTAAGTCTAGTTCCTCCAATTCATATTGATATTTTTCATAATTCTTACACATATTTTCAAAATTTTTATTGCTTTTATATTCTTTCTTATATAGTTCAAATAGTTTTACCACTTTATTATATTTATCATCATCAAAAGGAATATTATTATTTATCATACAATAACTTGTGTTGATGAAATTTTTACTAAATTTAAGTTTTCTTTCCCACTTTTCAATAAACCAACAATGCTCATTCATTTTTGTCTTTGATCTATTATGTTTATTTTGGCTAGGATATTTATATTTTAAGAAATATGGTAATGGTTTTGCTCCTTTTGCAATATTTCTAGGCACATTCCAACGAATGCCTGTTTTTACATAATCAATTTCTTTTCCATTAATGACTGATAATAAACAAGTATAATCTTCATATTTTTTTCTTGTTTCTTCATCTTTAGCAAATTTATTTTGATATGTAGATGCACCATTAGAAATTTCACCTATTCTACTGTTTAATGACTTCTTAGTAAAATCTATTATATGTTTTTTATCATAAGGCTGTTCTTTTGCTGTTATTTTATCTTCTATATCTAACACTATATAAGAATCTCTATTGATTCCTTTTATAAATATAGGATTGTTATGCACAAACACTAAATCACCATCATAGTCAGCCCCATTGAGAGATTGTGCGGTTACATCGTATCCATTTACCATACATACATTTTCTAAATGAAATAACCATTTTTTAGTATCATCATTACTTACAGCATTTAATATTATATGTTCAGCTTTACAAATATGTGGATTTCTATTTAAAACATATTCGCCTTCATGTTCTTTTGCATACATCTCTCCTTCTTTTAAGCAACCTCTTATTGGTAATCCCCCAATATACTCTAACATCATAATTACATCAGGAATCAAGAATTTAAAAGCACCTTTTATATATATTTTTCCTATTTTTATTTCATCTATTGTCTTTTTTAATAATCCATACAAATAGCTTCTTACTTTTATGTCATTTATCATTTGAGGATTTAGCATTATAGCTTTCATATAAATGTTTGATGGTTCAGTATTTTCTCCTATCCCCAAATATTTATAAACATATAATAAATCGCCACCTAATATTTTTTCTATCCAACTTCTAGTGTATTTAGACATTTCAATTAAATCATCTTTTGTAATATCTAATGTTTGTAACGTTTGATAGTTTGCCCTTGTCATTTTTGGCTCAGTTTCATGGGAATAATTCCATTTACTTATACCTACACAATAATTATATTTTTTTAATAATTTTAAATACTTTTTCCAATCATTATATGTATTATCTTGTTTAAAATACTTATATCCTTTATATTGACTTTTAGTTAATATAATATCTATATCTTCTATTCTATGTTCCTTTCCCCATATATCTTTTATATGCGTTATTCCTTTAGATTTATAATAGGATTTAAAATCCATTGCTATACCTAAACCTTTCACATAAGGAATTCGTAACATTGCTATACACAAAATATATTCTATCCCTAAATACTCACTTATTTTTTTAGCATATTCTTTGGATATGAACCCTGCTCCATCATTTATACAATTGTTAATATCTTTTTTACCATGCTTTATTATCTTTTCCTTGAATATTTTTTCTTCTTCTGTCTTATTATCAATGTAATTAACTTCCTTTTCATCTACATATCTTATATTTACATCTTTAACAACTGTTTCATAATCATCAACTACTATCATGTAAGGTAATTCATCCTCTATACAAAAACAGGAACTTAGTAGTAAACATTTATATGCTTCAAATTTACTTAGTATAGTTTTATCAAATTTTATATCCATCATTGCATATTCTTCTATATCATCATACATTTCTTCTGACACAAATCCTAAAATACCATTTCTAGACATACTAGCTGATTTTCCCCAGTATTTATATTTTATATTGTTTACAAACACACCTTTTTTTAAAATCCCATCTAATTGTTTTTGATAATTAGAATTATTTTTACAATCTATAAATAATACATCTTTTATAAAATTATTTTCTATTCTATTTTTATTTTTTAATATTCTAAACAAATGGTTGTATTGTTGCTTTATAGTTGCTTCTTCAAATTGTTCATTTGACAAAACTATATTATTATTTAACTTATATACTGTTTTTTCTTTTGTAACACCTTTTTTATTAGTCTTTTTTTCTTTCTCTGATGTTATAAAATCTTGTAGTTTTAACTTTAATAATGAAAATAGCTGTGGACTTTTCATTCAATCCCTCCTTTTAAATCTAACATTAACCTATCTCTCCCCCAAATTTAAATAAAATACTTGTTTTAATATATCTATTAAATTGTTTTATATTATATTTGAATTGTGAACATAATTCTATCCATAATAAATTAATATAGGTCTATAACCTAACCTTTTTAATCTCTTAATTTCAATAGCGAAATCTTCAACTTTCATGTAATTATCATGGTTTATATCTTTTCCGTATATAGGGAAGTTATAGCCACTTTCTTTTATCTCCTGTAGTGTGTATTTCTCACATTCATTAAAATTACTTCTGTATCCTCCAAAACTTCTTCTTTTAGCATTATCTTCTGTTTTATTCCCCCAGAATAATAATGAGCCACTTATACCTTTATGTCTATTACATACAACTACATAATTTCTTTCCATCATCATTCCCCCTTTATCAAATATTTGTATTGTGTAGTAAAATTACTATATTGTCGGATTTGTTATAGCCATCCAAAACTTGGGTTGTCTACGACTATATTTAAAAACTTCTTCATTTACATCAAAATAATAAAACCCCTCTTTTTCAAAAATAGTATCACCATCAGAATATTTGAAATAATTTTGAAGACTATAAGTTTCATTTTTTATGTCCAAGCACACCAAATATTCTTTTTCATGTATCAATTTATTTTTAATATTATCCCAATTCATTATTTTCTCTCCTTCATAATAAATTCAAATTATGTACATAATAATTAATCTAGTATATTCTCCCATTCTTTTATTTCATTATTCCAATATTCTTCTTCGCTTTCAAAATCTACTATATCAATTTCAGAATCATATTCATTATCATATAACTTTCTTTGTTCTTCGATCTTATGTAATTTTTTTTCATATTCTTCCCAAGCTTGTTTATTACCCTTGTAATCATAAATATTCTTATATTCAGCTACAACTTCTTTTATATCATCACACATACACATTATCTTGCTGCCCCTCCTTCTTCAATTAAATCTATAACTATTTGAATTTCATCTATTGTATCTGAGTATGTCCACAATACATCATCTAAACACTTATCACCTACAAATACACGCCACAGAGAGCCACCTAAATCGTCTTTATATTCCAATAGACCTTTACTATTAAATATTTCTTTTCTGCCATCTAACAATCTTATATGTACATTTTCAAATAAATTTTTGTTAATTATATCTGTTATGTAATGATTTTTTAAATCTTCTTTCTTAGATTCTAATAATCTGTAATTACATAGTTTAGAATCTCCTTTAAACTCCCCTATTACTTGTCCTTTAACTTTTAGTAATCTTTTCATATAATTTATCCCCTTTCAATTCCAATATATTTTATTAAATTATTTTATATTATTGTATTTGCTTAAATATTTCTCTATTTCTTCTGAACTTACTTTATAAGAAATACATTTACCTGAATGTTTAAGAATCTCCTTTTCTAATTTGATACTTTTAGATATATTTTGTTTTATATAATTAAAACCACCTATTGTTAACATTGTTTTCCTCTTTTCTTATATTATAACATATAATTTATATTTTGTCAAATTGTTTTATATTACTGTTTGTATTGTTCAATAAAAGTATTCCCTTCTCCTATTTCACTTAAATATAAATTATCAGTTGGTCTTGTGATTCCAACATAGAATAACCTAACTTCCTCCATTAAATCTGATTTTGTATGTGGAAATTTTCCATCCTCTATAGAAATTATAAATACATGTTTCCACTCTAATCCTTTGGAGCTATGTAAAGTCATTAATTGTACACAATCCTTATCTTTAGTCTTTTTTCTTTTATCTGTTGTATTGTATACAAAGTTTAAAAAACTCTCTATAGTGTTATTATTTTTTATAAAGGACATTAATGTTTCTAATGATTGTTTTCTATCATCAATTTCTTCTTGACTCTTATATTTATCTTCTATGTATTCCTCTATTCTAAAAGTTAATATTATATTTTTAATTAATTTATACAAATCTAATCCCTTATCTACTTGTAATCGTAAATTTTCTATTTTATTTCTAAAAGTTAATATGTTTTTCTCTTGCCATGCTTTCTTAAATTTAAACAATTCAAAAGCTTCGTAAAAACTCAAGTTTTTTTCTCCTGCAAACTGTTTTATTTCATCATACACATTATTACTTATATAAGACAAAGGATAGTTCCTAAATTTAAATATATTATCAAATGCATTATTATCATGTGGGTTATGAATTAATCGCAAATATGATAAAACAGCATCTATTTCTTTTCTTTTGAAAAACGAACTATTGTTTAATATGTAATATGGTATATCTTTTTCTTTTAATACTCCTTCTAAATAATCAGCCTGTGAATTTAATCTATACAATACGGCTATATCTTTAGGTTTTTCACCTTGTTTAATTAAATTCTCTATCATACCTCCTATTTTTACACTTTCTTCTGCTTTACTAATATTATCTATATGTTTTATTACACCATTTTCTTCCCTAATTGGAATTGAATCTGAATAATATTTATAATTACCATAGTATTGTTTTATGAAGTTATTAGAGTTTTTAACGATATTTTTACATGAACGATAGTTATAATCTAAATTAATAATCGTTGGATTTTCCCATTGATTTTCAAAATCCATAAATAATTCTGGAACTGCTCCATTAAATCCGTAAATACTTTGTCTATAATCACCTACTACCATTACATTACCATCTTTAGACCATTCATGAGTAAGCATATCTTGTATTGAACAGTTATCTTGTTTCTCATCTACAACTATATAATCCCAATGATAAATATGATTTTTATTACTTTTCAATATATCTAAAGTTATCTGCAACCAATCACCATAGTCATATTGACCATATTTTTCTTTTGTTTTTTCGTATTTTTGCCAATATGCACGATATTCTTCTTCTGTATATACCATATCAAACTTTTCATCTACTTCAAATTCATCGTTATATGTAATATTAAAGCATTTTTGATACAATATGAATTGTAATATATTATCAACATCTACTTTATCATTGTATCCGTCCTTAAATGCCATTTCTAACTGCCACTTCATGGGCTTTTTACTTAGATCATATCCTTCTTGTGCCAAAATCCTAGCACAAATTGAATGAAATGTACCAACATTCACACCTTCTATGCCTTGTTTTTTCAATCTTTTCTTTAAGTTTTCACTTGCATTATGAGTAAAAGTAATAGCTAATATGCTATTTGGTGAAATATTTTTCTCTTTAACTAATCTTTTTATCCTTTCAGTTAATATAAATGTTTTTCCTGAACCAGCACTAGCATTTACAGCACAAGCCCCATCATTAAAATCTATAGCTGTTTGTTGTTGTTTATTAGGTTTTGTTTTCATTAAGTCTTTCCTCCTTATATATCATTATTTACTACTGAGAGCCATTCTAAGGCAATATTATTATGTTTGTATAGAATTACACCTTTTGAATTATACCTACCTTAGAAACTCTCTAGTTAACTTTACCATATGTATTTTATTAAATTGTTTTAAATTCTATTCTCATTACCTTCTACTTCCTCTAACAATTCTTCTAATAGTTCAAATTTTCTATATTCTCTTTCTGTTGGTTTTTTATTAGTTGTTTGTAGTTTGTCCATTTTTAATTGCAAATCCTTTGTCTTATTTCTCATTAATCTATGCATAAATTCTTTATTTAATATTTTATATGCTAATCTTTTCGCTATATCTACATCCTTTACTTCTATCCATGCAAAAGAACTAACTCCTAATGATTTACAAAGTTCATATTTACAAATTCTTGTTAAGTCACCATGAAATAATTCATCTCTTGTACTATTCTTTTCTAATTCTTTGTAAATGATTTCATGTAAATGATTCTCTAATTCTCTTTTTTCTTTCCCATGTGTAAATAAAGTTTTAGTTATTTGATTGGTTTCCTTTTGGATGCTTTTTAAATTATCTTCTAATTGTTGATTTTTTTCTTTGATTTTATTATTATCATCTTTTAATAAATCAAAAGCATTTTTTAGTTTTTTAAAACGATCTTCTAATCCAGATGTTTTCTTTTCAATCTTCTTTAATCTTGTCTCTTTTATTTTTTCTTGAATTTGTGCTAATTCTTCATTTGACATACTTTCATAATCTAAATTTATTATTCTGTTCTCCATATATTATAAAACCTCCACATAATCATTTTTATTTGGTAAATATGTATTCATTTCATCACACCATTGTCTAACAACTTGAACAATGTTACTAAGATTATTTATTACAATATCATCATCTTTAGCCTCTAATAATGCCCTTGAATATTTAACAGGTGCTAATTTTTCTTTTATTAAATGGTCTATATCAACTACTAATCCTGATATGCTTGTTATAGATTCAATTTGTCTACTTAAATCATCTTTTTTATTAGTTAAAAACTCAATTTCATTTTTCATTTTTTCATATTCTAGTGAATCTTTTTCATATAGCTCTGCTTTTTCAGTCATTAAATTTAATCTATTCTCTATTCTATTTTTTTCAGTTTTACTAGATTCAAGTTCCTTTTTTAATTTTTCTATTTGTGTGTAATCAGTTTTATCTACTTCAACGACTTTAGGTTCTTTATTTTTTTCTTTATTATATTTCTCACTTAATTCATTAAATGATTTTTCTAATTGTTCTTTTTCACAAATTATTTTATTTAGTTCGCTTTGAGTTTGTTTTTGTGTCATTTCTTTAACTTTATCTATTCCTATTTCATTAAAAAACTCTTCTTGTTCTTCTTTTGATAATCTAGCCCATATTTTATATGCGGTTGTCGATTTTAAAGCACCTGTTTCAACTAAAGATTGTAATTCTGGTATAAGTTCATTAAGTTTTTTATAGTTTTGTAATTGTCTTTGGTCTATTCCCATTTGTTTTGCTAAATCTTCTTGAGTTTTATTTGGAGCTACGAAATTATTTCCAAGCTCCTCTCTTTTTACGAATTGATTTCCAGTAAAATTACTACCCCCATTTTTAATTCCATAAATTCTTTCTAGCTCTCTAATACATTTAGCCATTTTCATAGGATTTACATTGCCTACGCCTCTTTGCATTATGTTTGTACATATTAAATCTTCTAGTATCATATCTTCTCTTGAAATATGTAATCTTTCATTGTAATCAGGATAATGTACTATTCTACAAGGCACTTTATCTATTCCTAATTCAATTCCTGCTCTTTGGCGTTGATGACCACTAACAATTATTAATTCATGTGTTATGGGATCTTCTGTTACAACTATTCCTTCAACTATCCCTCTCCTGTTAATAGATTCTACAAAATCCTTCCATCTTTCTCCTTCCATATCATCAAAAAATTCTTTATTTCTTGGATGTGGTTTTAATTTTAATGTTTCCATCATTTGCATACTTTATCATTTCCTTTCTTTATTAAATTATTTTATATTATGCTTATATGTCCTTGAGAGTGGCTCTATTACATTTAAATTTAATTAAGATGTAATTATACATTTGAAGATTGAACCTCTTAAAATCACTCTCAATAAGTTTAAATTATATTTATTGTTTGCTATGTATCTATATTATCAAATTGTTTTATATTAGTCAAGTCTTATTATGAAAAATTTTCTATTTTATAATAAAATTATACTTTTATATATT